TGATGTTGACTTTGCAAACAGCCTTGGATACTTTGGTTACAAGTCAAACGGTGGAAACGGCGCAGACGGTTACGCACTCGTTCGCTGGTTCGACAAAGCAGTATTCTACAGTTAATACCTAGGAGATTTTTAAAATGGCAACATTCGCACTCGTTAGTGGCACACAAGTTGCTCACCTTATGGTGAGTAAAGACATCCCTTCATTGGGCGAGTACGGTCTCATCTACACGCCTTACGACGTAACTTCAATGGAGCCACAGCCTTCGGTTGGTTGGACTTTTGAAGGTGGCGTTTGGTTCCCGCCAAACATTGGCGATTCAGCAAAGGCTCTTTGGCACGGAGCGGGCTTTAACGAGCCTGACGCCACAGACGCCCCAAAGGCCGTAGAGGCCCCTGCTGATGTGACTACAAGCGTTGAGGCACCTGCAAAAGAAGAGGCCCCAAAAAAGGCATCTAGCACCCCCAGCGAGAAGGATGCAAAGTAATGGGAATTACATCACAGCCACAAATCTTGACTCAGGCAACTGACGCTTACGTTAACGCTGGAACTACTGGAAAAATCCAAAACTTTTCAGGTGTTAACGGAGCAACGACTTACACAGTCACAAACGGTGCGGTCATTCGCCTAAACACATTTACGTCAAACACATCAATCACTTTCACGGGTGTGCCATACAACTCATCAACTGGAGTCACTTACTATTGGAACATCTGGTACGTAGACGTTGTTCAGCCCGGTTCTTACACCGTGACATTCAATGGAATCCTTTGGGATGGTGGAGTTGCACCGACGTTCACCTCTAACAAGCGCTCGCTCGTTCAGTTTTACTCGCCAGACGGTGGAACAACCATCTACGGCAAGCAACTTTTCGTAGCCGTTTAATCCGTAGGGGCTGGCTATGCCATCTCAGTACGGCATTAGCGATACCTTTTATAGCGGGTATGACAACGAGTACTACTTCGATGGTTTCCCCTATCGTGGCATTCTCAATATCACCAGACCCCTCTATCATGGCGGCGCTCTTTTTCGGGCAAAAATTGGCAAAGAATACGATGTAGTTTCTTCTAGCGCCCAACACCTTGCGTCTAATTCCGTAAAAATTGCTGACCTTATTGAGGCGTCATCGCAAAAAACAATTCAATTTTCTGAAATGGCAAAACTGCTTACGCACAATGTTGAATCAGCGGTTAGCGAATTTATTTCGGCAGAGTCAATTAAGTTAACAACCGCAGAACAGGGTGCAAGTGAAATCGAAAAACTTACAACCGCCAACACACGCTCTAAGGGCTCTTCGGTTACTGCTGCAGAGCAAGAGTTGTTTGCCATTGAAAACTCCAAAATATTTGGTGTGGTAGAAACTGGGACCGTTTCTGAAACAACAGTTTCCGCTAATACACGTAAGTATGATGCTCAACGTTCCTCAGAAATGGCAGAGCGCTTATCTGGAGCGGGCGCCAAGGCCGTCGCCTCTGAACGTAGTGGTGTTGTTTCTGAAACACAAAATGTTAGCGGTCTTAAAGTTCTTTCGTTTGTTTCATTTGGAATTGTTGGGGAAGTATTTAAAGCCACAAGCACATCGCTCCGTGCTCTATTTGTCGGCTCGGTTGCTTTTGCATCTCAATACACTGATGGTGCCAAGTCATACAGTGCAATTAAAGAAAGCGAAACAACGCAAAGCCAAATCACCACCGCTTCTCGTGCGCAAGAATCAACTAGAAGCAACGTTTCTGTTGAGACGCAACTTTCAACAGCGTTTAAATCAAAGGGCTTAGAGAAAACAAGCGAAGTATTTTCCAAAACTTTGTTTGGTGCCAATAGAAGCCTTGGTCATAGCGTTACTTCTGAGACAACGGAAATCATGTCTAGCGCTTTGGCTCGTGTCATTACTTATGGACGTGTTTCTTCAGTCACAGAGAAAGAATCGACAGTTTCTACCACTTCACATGGTGTATCAGTTTCTGGTTCACCCACCCTTTTCCAAAAAGAAGTGGCATTTAAAAACTTCGGTTACTTGGTTTTTTCTTCAGTACGTGAATCAATGTTTGCAGTATCTGGCTTCCTCAAAGACATTGTTTCTGACGCATTTATCATTCACGGCGTTGAAGGCGACACCATCACCGAAACCGATGATAACGTTAATACCTTCCAAGATGATGGTTTTGGCACGGTACAAGACGGTGACGGAATTATTTTTCAAGATGACGGACTATCCTCGTATGGAGAAGGAACATAATGACAATTCACTACCCCACAGCAGCAGCCAGTCTCCCAGCAGCGGAGTTCAACTGGATAGATGTAAACGGAGCGACATTGGACTTCAGTTCTGGATGGACTTTCAAACTTACAATCGGACGCCCACCAAACGCAGCGGTTCTTACAAAGACGACTGGACTTGTAGGTCGCTCAACATCACCAAACCTTTTTGTGAACTGGGCACCAAATGAACTTGCCGTACTTACGCCGGGTATTTGGAACATTCAAATAACAGCAAGTTCTTCAGACGGACACCAAAGAATTCTTAGCGGTACTCTGCGCATCGACGCAGCAGTAATTTCATAGGAGCATTATGAGTTGGAGTTATTCAGCAGACCCCACAAGTTCCACAAAAGACGCAGTTCGTTTTTTAATTGGAGACACAAACCCAGCGACGCCATTGGTGCAAGACGAGGAAATTGCCTTCAGCCTTAATGAAGTCAATAACGAGCCATACCGTGCCGCCTCTAATACTTGCTTTAGTCTTGCCTCTCAATTTATTCAATTGGCCGAAACCGAAACAAAGACCGTTGGTGGTCTAAGCCTAAGTAAATCCTACGGAGACCGTGCTGAAAAGTTTAAGGCTCTCGCCGCAGAACTACTTATGCGTAGCCGCCGTGTCAACCCACCACACGCAAATGCCGACCCCAACGCTCTCGGTGCAGAGTTGCGAATTGGAAAGTTTGACCGCTACTACGCAGTTGCAAACGACTGGCCTTCTGGTGCGGTTACGGGTGTCACTTCAACATACGGAACTGGCTACGAGCCCGGTTTCGATGACAACGTAAACGACTCAGTAGAACCTTTCTAGGAGTCTTAAATGTCAATCGACCCCGCACTTCTTGCGATGATGACGCAGACAATAATTATTGAAAACATTATTGCCAACCCAGCCGTCACACAAGGAACAGCAACCCTTGATGGGTATGGTCGTCACTACATTGAAGGCGATGGAACAAGCGATTCATTAGTTGAATATGGTCCTCAAAGTAAATTTAAATGCCGCCTTGAATACGAAACAAAAGTTCTTTCTACCATCGATGGTCGTGACCGAGTTAGTTCGGGACGTGCATATTTGGATGGTTTTTATCCTGCAATAACAACCGAAGCACGTGTAACCGTTCCGGGAGAGACTCAACCAGCGTTGCTACACCCAGTAATTATGTATGTATCTAATAATTACGACGAAACAGGATTAATTGGCTACAACACAGTTCTTCACTTTGAATAGGTTTTGACATGGCCGAAATGAAAATCACCGTTGATTTAAGTGAACTTAAAAGTCTTTTGGCTAAAGCACCAATGGTAAACAAAGTTGCTCAAGTTGCCATTAACAAGGTTATGGGCACCATTTTTGAAAGAAGCCAGCAACTTGTTCCAGTTGACACGGGGGCATTAAAAGCCTCAGGTCAACTAAATACACGAAAGCCAACTTTTGCCACAACCGGTGCTGGCGCTGAAATTATTTACGGAGACGACATCGTTGACTATGCAATTTATGTTCACGAAGACCTTACAAAAGAACACGCCGCACCAACACAATCAAAGTTTTTAGAAATACCTGCGCTTGAAAATGAAAAAGATTTAATTGCTGAAATACAAAAAAACATTTCGTTGCTTCTTGGAAGTAATACTGTTTTGCAAGCGCCAACAAAGATGCCCCCACTAGACTTTTCTAAAGGAAACTAATGACAACTCTTCTAGACGCAATTGGGAACTACTTGCCACTTCAAACAGTGGGTTTACCCGCTAATCAGCAATTGTTACTTGGTAAAAATTTGTTTTTAGGTCGCCTCCCCGCAGAAGCGCCAAACGCTGCAGTCCTTATTCAGCAATATCAAGGCGAAAGTCCAACGCTTACTTTTGGAAATGATGTTTCGCAACTAGAAAATCCACGTATCCAAATTATGACCCGTGGTGACCGTGAGGATTACCCGGGCGCATACGACCTCTGCATGGTTGTACGAAACATACTTGGTGCAATCACCAGCACCGTAACAATTAATGGAATAACAATTCTTCGACTTGAACCGCTTGGCTCTCCAAACCCAATTGGTTATGACGATGTTGACCGACCACGTTTCACCGCTAACTTACAAGCACACATTCTTCCATGAGCGAAATCAATTTAATTTTGCAAAGTATCAAAGCAGCAAAAGCGGCGAACGAAGCGGCGCTTCATGCACTCACCGCAGTCGAAAAATTGCTCACACCACCACAACCCGAAAAAAAAGTTGAAAAACTTTTTGATGGCGATTGTCAACATGAAAACGCAGTACCTGTCGCATCTCTAACTGGAGAATTCCTTGTTTGTGAGTGCGGCGAACAATTGGGTGCTTGAAAGCAGTACTATAACCTGCTATACTTAATGAGTAGTCATTTGAAAGAAAGGGAGACAACAAATGGCGAGTAAAAAAATTACGGGAGTTCATGTTCCGCATTATGTACCAGCGTGGACGGCGCTTCCGTTGTGGGGTGATGCAGGTCTAGAGCCCGGTGATGCAGTTAAGGTCAGTGGGGCAGCCGGCTCATTTGCCTTTAAAGCGGTTCATGTTAAAGAGGATAAGGTAATCGCCGTCCATGTCTTTGGCGGGCCAAATGGGAACACCACAGACCGTTTCTTTGCACCTGAGCGTGTGAGCAAGGTCGTTCCAAAAGGTAAACGTCGTCGCCGTGCCGTTGAAGAAGACGCTGCATAATACCTCTTTTCCAAAAGTCTTTAATAATCCCCTTGGTCGAGTTTTCGTCTAAGGGGATTTTTGTTTTTCAATGGTACGATTTCTTAGTAAGTAACCCACTTTCTGCTATGTGAGGCACGGATGGCTAAGTCAAAAACGGCGTATTTGGTAACAGACCAATCTCCCTTGTTTTATCAAGGGAAGGTAGCGTCCTGCGGCGATGTAATTGAAGACCTTCCGGGCGAAAGCATTGCTTGGCTTATGGCCGATGGATTCATCGTTCCAAGTTCAGCACCAGCCGCTGCAGCACCAACTGAAGAGGAAAGCAACTAATGGCAACATTCCTTCACGGTAAGAATACCCGAGTTCTTTTCTCAAACCCTGCTGTAAACCTCGGTTACGACCTTTCTCAATACTTCAACGATGCTGCTGTTTCACGCTCACTTGAAGCATCTGAAGTAACAACTTTCCAAACCTCAGGCGTTAAGTCTTTCGTTACAGGTCTTGGAACCGGAACAATTGCTCTTTCAGGTTTCTACGATGGAACCTCAAGCGGAATTGACTCAATTATCTCTACGGCAATCAGCAACACTGCCAATGAAGCAATCCTTGTATTCCCTGCTGGCGGAACGGCGCAAAACGACCGTTGCTACATGGCACAAGGCATTGAAACAAAGTACGACTTGAAATCTCCAGTCAGTGGAGTTGTATCTATTGACGCAGAGGTTCAGGCTGATGGGGGAGTTTGGAATGGCTTTGGTCAATTCTTCACCACCACCACATCGGGAAGCACCACCGTTCTTGACGGAAAATCTCCGTCAACACGTGGGGGTCTTTTCGTTATTGGCGTTCTTTCGCTTACGGGAACGCTCTCCGTTACGCTTCAGCACTCAGCGGATAACTCAACTTGGGTTAATGCAACGAGCGCTGTGACTGGCGTGGGAACTTCAGTCGTAAGCACCGCCTCACTCCCAAGCACTATTTACCGTTACACACGCCTTAACTGGACGTTGACGGGAACCAATGCAACATCAAACATCTACTTCGGGTTCGCCCGATACTAGGAAAGGAATAATCCATCATGCCTACCTTCCAACACGGTAAGAATGCGTTTCTAGCACTTGGTTACGACATCGGAACAACGTCTTCGACGCTAACTTCTGCTGTTTCTAGCACCGCTGCTTCAATCACACTCGGCACAGGCTCAATGTTGAGCACCCAAGAGTCAATCATCGCTGGTGGTTCTACTTACGGTCTCTTCATCAACGGCGTACCAAACTACTCATCTGCCGCAGTTTCTACAAGCACCACACTTGGTGTTTCAGCAACTGCTGCTTCTGGTTCTGTGGTTTTGCCAATGGTAAACATCAGCCCTTACATCAACGACATTTCATTCCCACAGGCAATTGAGTCTGCGGAAACAACGACTTTTAACGCTTCTGGTGTTAAGTCATACATCGTTGGTCTAAAGTCATACACAATTTCATTCAGCGGTATGTACGACCCAACCGCCTACAGTGGCGCTGACGGTGCATCTGGTGGAATTGACCAAATTATGAACGACCTTTTCGCCTTCCAAAACACAGGCGCTTTTGTATCGTTCGTTTATGGTCCTTCAACACCGGGTGGATTTACTGGTCTAACTGCTTCGCCAAAATACTACGGCCAAGGCATTTCT